GTCTAACCCCTCGCGAGCTTATCGTCTACTAGACCTGCGTAGACTATCGGTTTCTACCGCATACACCTGTACGTAGGTGATACGAGCAGTCTTCTTGCCGGAGATGCTAGCTCCTACCTGCGACTCAACCTCATCGTTCCCTTTGTTAACGGGTGGCGACCGTAGGGACCGACTTGTCGACGTTGCAGAGCGTTCAAAATCCAACCAATGGCCACACGAAAATGTGCCCAAAAGGGCTGAATGTGAATGTGGGGCTAATCCCCACTCTGGCTATACACTACAAGTGTTACAGGAATTTAATGGCACCACCAAGAGCGCCAATCGTGCCGCCAGCCATATATCCGGCAGCAGCACCTTTAGCGACGCCGATGGTTTTCTTCCCAAGGCTCCACCACCAACTACTGTCACGCTGTTTAAGCGCGCGAGTGACTTCAGCCAACGTGTTGCGTGATCTCCCAACGCTGGAGGCATCATTAGTGATGCCAAGATTGCCCTTGGGAGACCACTCAAGCACAGTGACCATGCGATAGCTGACCCCTGAAGCAGCAGGAAATCCAGTACCAACCACAACAAGACAATTGCGGTCGGAGTCGTCGTCAGACAGGGCCCCCTGAGTGGCGTACCTGTCGTCGAACCCACCTGGACTCCACTTTACCTCCAGAGGTGCCATGAGCGCGGAAGCGGCTGACACCCTTTCAGTAGTCAACTGGATGAGCTGATCGGGATTGAAAGGAGCGCCATTAACAAGTGTAGAAGCGTTAACCAGACCAAAGTGAATTGTACCCGTGCACGTGTTTGGTGCCGCATTCGGGGCGAGCGCAATGCAAAAGGAGATGCACCTGGTTTTCGAGGCGTTAACCGATAAGAAACTAGCACCAGGAAAAGCCGCGCTGCTGAAAGCCAAATTTGAGCCAGTCGAAGAACTCGCCAGGAAATCAAAATTGGTTGAGCATGCGTTTCCTGGTTTAATAACTGTGAACCAGGCAGTAGCTCCAGCTCCAACACCATACGATGCATTAGCCTGGAATCTGTTGACATAACCCCTGTCGCCAGGGTACACAGACTCCTCAAGCGGGGCACCACACGGGTCGTAGAGCATGCGAGCATGCGCTGCCCCAAAGCGGTCAAGCCCAGGAGCGGGCTGTTTTGGTATGGCTGCCTTCTTACGGACAACCACTGTTTTCTTGCGTGCCGAGATCTTCACCATTTTATTTAGTTTGATTGAATTGAGAATGCTAGTTGCTCAGTTTTGGGGCCTTTCAGGTCGGTAAAGTATGTTATTTCGGACACGACCTGGCGGCCATACTCTCCCAACCCAATCTGCTTCTCAATGACCAGCTGTTGAGCTGGACACACGCCAAACGCAGCCCAAAAGCTTACTCGGGCCTCATCGGTTATGGGTTGGCACTTCGCGAGGTGCCCAGCTCGGGTTTGAATCCGATGCTGATATCCCATACCTTTGAGCGCGTTCGCGTCAAATTTCCCGGTCCTGCCGCACTCGACAAGTCTCTGATACCATGGCTGGAGAATCGGAATGCCTGCCGCCATCGACAGCCCACACAGGCCGACACTGCGAATATGTGCCAGCCTTTGATTCTCAGTCATGGGGATGTAGGTGTAACCATCCGTGTTGAGTGCTTTTGTCCAGTTCCGTGCCATGGTCCATCCTGAACCCGTAAGAACTGGCCTTCCTTGGCAGAACTCCACCTGCTCCGGCTCGAAAGCAGGGGCCTCAACTTTCATCCTGATGCCCCAACGCAAATACCAGGATGATAGTTGAGCGAGACGACCTATTGCAGCGCGGTGGATGAAAAGCAGACAATCATCACCGTCGGCAAAGAAGGTGCCAACTATTCCCAACTCCCTGAGACATAGCGTGGCCAGCAAAGCGGTGATGATGCAATTTCCTAGTGATGTGTTCACATCACCAGAACACCGCATCGGCCCGACTTTGGCTGTGACCATGCCGTCTTGGCATACCCCAACCCCTGAATTGTTGAACTGGCATTTCAACAGCGCCCGAAGAGTGCGATCGCCGTTATAAATGCCCGTATAAAGCGAATGCTCCGCCTTCAAGAGTTCTGCGTTGATGCATTGGTCGAAACGGCTAGCGTCTAGACCAATGCAGCAACCGTACTCAGCCATGTTGTCGGCTATGACGGTAGCTTTCTCCTGATACGTCATTCCTTTGGCAATGACCGGGCGCACAGATCCAGTCAAACATCTCAGAGAATCGAATATGACCTTCTCCTGGGGATGGAGATATCGGCCCAGCAATAGGTTGAATTCCGCGCTCCGGGGGGATATGATGCGCGGCACCTGCGGTTTGACCCAATACGTTGCCTCTCGTTTGACAAAGTATTTGATCGAAGCCAACTTTCCCAACGGAATGTTCCTGCCTAACAGGTTAGCTCTGGCGTTGGCATACACCGCCCTCTTGGAGCCGGTGCGGCTGTCCACATAGTGGGCGCCGCTAACACGGTTGCAAGCAGGCATGTTTGCCACGACCTCGGCGACCAAAGGCAGTAAGTCCCTATGGGTCCGCTCGCAGGGTGGTTTCTCAGTCCCAGCGCCGTCAGTGTAATAAACGCGCTCCTTGAAACCGGAAACCAAATTCTCGACAGTGTGCTCAAAAGCTGCAACCCCGGCGTTGCTGCACACATTCACCAATCTCTCCGAGGCGGAGCCGCCAGCCCTCCTGGGCTGCCAACGCATCACCCTCATGCCCTGGTGCACTGGGGCAGGCGACACGTAGGTATAGCCCGGAACAGCCAGGCGGCCCCCCTATTTGGACGCAGGGCGTGCTGGCTTCAACTTGCCAGTTAACCCCCTCCACCACCTATCCCAAGCGGCGACTCGCTCTTCTCTCGTGATGCTGTACACTTCAGTCACCACTTCTTCAGCAATCTCGCGGATGTGATACTCACGAACACCATGTGCTCGCATTCGCCTGACAGCCATGGAATAAATCATGGACTCGTTGGCCATGGTGCGCGTGCGACCCACCAACTCGTTCTTCAGTGAAGCAACCAAGTCGGTCTTGTAACACTGGCGCACCATGCCTCCCCGGTATGGGACGAAAACAAGCTTCTTACGCTTCGCAATTCTGCGGCGTCCAGGTTCGCCTCTAAGGCCCCACCTTTCAAATCGCTCTGTTTCCATCCCATGCCAGACATCGTCACCGCGAATGCGTGCAATGGCCTCATCAGGAGTTTCAAGGCCAATGAGTGGAGCAAGGATGCTCACCTCATAACCCCCATCACCATCGCCAGCTTCAACCTCTACGGCAGCATCGGCATGGTCAGGGGAGTTATAAGGGGAACTGTCGCGGCAAATACCATCCCTCGCTACTTGGACGGCTTCTACCACGGTCTCCACGGCTGGCCCCAACATGAACCCCACAGGTGTCCACTGGACGTACGTTTCCACGTGCTCAGCAATCACCTGGTGAATGTGGGGGGGGTGAAGAAAATCATGGCGCGTTTCCTCAACCAAATCATCCAACGATGGCTCCCACAACGCCTTTGGGAGCGGAACGCCAACAGCATAAAGCAATTTGCCTGTTGCCAAGCCGCCGAATGCCATGGCATTAGCTCCAAAGGTGAGCCAACGCAAGCCTACCCGCGCCACACGGGAGGCAGCCCTAGCGTAGGCGGGGGACCGTCGTGGGGGGGCCATCCCCACGACAGCCGATGTTTCCA